ATCAGAGATGAGACTAAGCACGTTGAAGGGATGACACAGTTATTCAAGGAGTATCTGAAAGAGAATCCTCGCCTTGTTACTGATGCTTTCAAGGCAGATGTCTATGAGATGGTCAGGACATCAGTTGCTCTTGAAGATAAGGTTATTGACTTAGCCTTTAGGATGGGAGATGTCGAAGGTCTGACCGCAGTTGAAGTTAAAGAATATATCCGCTACTTGGCAGATAGAAGACTGATCCAATTAGGGCTTAAAGCTAACTTTGGGGTTAAGGATAATCCGCTGCCTTGGGTAGATTGGATTATTGCCGGAGACTCTTTTAAGAATTTCTTTGAAGGTACTGTGACGGATTATAACGCTGAAGGCATGACAGGAGACTTTGGATGGTAATAAAGCTAACGGCCTCCTGTAAGGGGATACAAAATGAGTAGTAAATTAAAACCCAACGGTAACACTCTTCTAGATATAGCTTTAGCTTTAGATGAGATGTTTCCACTAAAGAATCCCTCTCCCTTTGAGACTCTTTCTGCTGTGCAGCGAAGAGCAGGTACAAGAGATGTAGTTGAGTATGTGCAACGGCTTCAAGAGGAAGAGGATGACCTTAATATTTTAAATAGGAGTATGTCTTAATGTGTATGGGAGGATCGCCTAGCGCACCACCACCACCGCCTCCACCGCCACCGCCTCCACCGGCCCCACCACCTGCCCCAAAAATAGCGAGTGCTACCAATAAGCCGAATGCTAAGAAAGCTTCTTCATCTCCCAGTTCAAGTCTGAGAATTAAGAAGAAAGCAGGCAGCGGAGGAACAGGTAAATTCTCAGTTAATAAGGGAGTGAAAGTGAGCGGTACAGAGGAAACAGGAGCGGTAGTTCCAAAATAGAAAAGGAGAAAAGTAAGTGGATAACAATGAAACTGTAGGTTCTGCGGAAGGCCGTTACACACAGTTAAAGACAGACCGAGAACCGTTTTTATACCGAGGTAGGAAAAGCGCAGAATTAACATTGCCGTTTTTATTGCCGGAAGAAGGTACAACAGGCAGCACACAGTTTCAGACCCCTTACCAGAGTTTAGGGGCAAGGGGTGTTGTTCACTTAGCCAGTAAATTATTGATGGCCCTTCTTCCACCGAATGCTCCATTCTTCAGATTAACTGTGGATGACTTTGATGTCATTCAGTTAACAGGAGAGGAGCAAAGAGGGCAGCTTGAAGAAGGACTGGCCTCAATTGAACGTGCTGTGATGACTCGCATTGAGACTGCAGCAGTTCGTGTACCTTGTTTTGAAGCATTGAAGCAGCTGATTGTAACTGGCAATTGCCTGATAAATGTCAACAAAGAGAATGGTACGCTACGAGTCTTCAAACTAGATTCTTACGTTACCTGTCGAGATGGATTAGGTAACTTATTAGAAATTGTTACGCATGAAAAAGTAAGTCCAATGATACTTCCAATAGAAGTACAAGAACTTATAGCGCAACGTGAACAGGATAAGAATGAAGTAGAGAAGAACTTAAATCTCTATACCCACATTAAGTTAGTTAATGGACGGTGGGAGTTATATCAAGAAGTGAAAGGCATCAGGATTCCTCACTCTTTCAAGCATTACCCTAAAGATAAATTACCTTGGCTACCGCTACGTTTCTCAGCAACAAATGGTGAGTACTACGGCAGGGGTTTAGTGGAAATGTATATCGGAGACTTAAAGTCTATAGAACTACTATCACAGTCTTTAGTGGAAGGCGCACAAGCAGCTGCAAGAATACTTTTCCTAGTCCGTCAAAATGGGCAGACCAGAGCAAAGGTAATAGAGGAAGCACCTAATGGTGCAGTAAGGGCAGGGAGTCGTGATGATGTCTCAGTCCTTCAATTAGATAAGCAGGCAGACTTTGGTTTTGTTAAGCAAACGCTAGACGATGTCTCGTACAGACTATCTCATGCATTCCTTCTCAATAGTGCGGTACAGCGCAATGCTGAACGTGTTACTGCTGAAGAAATTAGATACATGGCTAATGAGTTGGAAGGAGCGTTAGGTGGAGTGTACTCAGTACTTTCACAAGAGTTTCAACGGCCCTTAGTTGAGTTGTTGTTATCTAATTTAGAAAGTGAAGGCAAGATGCCGAAGCTGCCAAAGAATATGGTTAGACCACAGATTACAACTGGTATCGAAGCACTAGGCAGAGGACAAGACTTAAACAAGCTTGCACTCTTCTTGGAGAAATTAGCACCTCTAGGTCAAGAAGTCTTAGCTGCTAACTTGAACGTAGATGATTACATAGATCGTCTAGGTGCATCTATTGGAATCGATACCTCTGGATTAATTAAGAGTGAAGAACAGAAGCAAGCAGAACAAGAAGCGCAGCAACAGCAGATGCAACAACAGCAGATGATGGACATGATGAAAAGCGCAGCACCATCTCTTGCTAAAAATATGGAAGGACAACCCTAATAAAAGGACAACATGGTAGAAATAATTAGCACCCACGAAGAAGAACCGGTAGACGGTAAAAATGATGAGGAAATGGCGAAGATCGGGGAACAACTGAGAGAGGATAACGTACCTGTCGAAGATAGACCCGAATGGTTACCAGAGAAGTTTAAATCGGCCTCAGACATGGCGAAAGCTTACAACGAGTTGGAGAAGAAATTCACCCAAAATCGTATGTCTCCGAAGGAAGAAGTTCCTGTGGATAATGCAGTTGAAACACAACCAGAAACTGAAGAAGTAAAAGAAGTGCTTGAAGAAGCAGGTATGGATTTTGATGCGATGACGCAGCGGTATATCGACAACGATAATGCATATACTGAGGAGGATTACGCAGCTTTAGAGAGCAAAGGTATCCCGAAAGAGATGGCAGATCAGTTTGCTGAAGGGCAAGCAGCCAAGGCGCAATTGCTTGAGTATAAAGTTTACTCTTCAGTTGGAGGCCAAGAGGCTTTTGAGAAGTTACAGAACTGGGCAGGTACTACGCTTTCTGAGAAAGAAGCAGAAATCTATAACAATGCAACTGAGTCTGGTGATGCAGATACCATCATCTCAGCCGTTAAAGGACTTCAAGCACGATTCGCAAATGAGTACGGTTCATCAGGTGAACCAATTACTGGACAAGCTGCAGCAGCAGCCCCAGACCGTTATAACTCTGTCTTTGAATTGAGGCAGGCAATGAGTGATCCTAGATATAAAAGCGATACTGCTTTTCGGACACAAGTTGAACAGAAATTATCAAGAAGTAGCATCCTCTAGAACCCTGTATTCACAGGACAATTCTTATTCCAGACCCAATAGGGTCACCACCCAAAATAATAGAAAGAAGACCCTATCTGAGGACAATCGGAAAGCTATTAGTTAAGGCGTTTCTACGCCATTTATATTTAATTTTAACTAATAACAAGGATTTCAAACAATGGCATTCCCAACAAACCAATCGGTTACTTTTGCAGGTCAACAGAACAATGCAGGTGATAACCGTAAACTATTCCTCGACATCTTTGCAGGGGAAGTATTAACCGAGTTCCATAACAAGAACATCATGATGGACAAGCATCGTGTACGTTCAATTTCATCTGGTAAAAGTGCAAGCTTCCCAATGATTGGAACAGCAAGCGCAAAGTACCACACACCCGGCACTTTAATTGAAGCAGATCAGTTCGCACATAGTGAGCGTAAAGTAACAGTTGATGATCTCTTGATCTCTCCTGTCTTCATCCCGAACATCCAAGAAGCGATGCGTCACTTTGAAGTACGTTCAACATACTCTTCTGAGTGTGCCTTTGCACTAGCATCTGTCGCTGACAGAAACATTCTTCGTACTGCCTTGAAAGCAGCCTACATTACTGATGCAGCGAAAGCTACAGCAGCAGGTTTAACTCCAGTTACCGGTGAGACATTTACTGATAACGTGAAGTTAGGCGCGGTAGGTGATGAACTCAAAGGTGACAAGATTGTTGCTGCTGTCTTCAAAGCTGTTGAAGAAATGGAAACTAAGAACGTGTCTGGCGATCTAGCCTTGTTCTTACGCCCTGCTCAGTACTACGCATTGTTCAACACTACTGATACATCTAAATTGTTCTACATGAATAAAGATGTTGGTGGTACTGGTTCATACGCTACTGCTCAGATTCCAATGATTGCAGGCGTTCCTGTTTACTTAACAAACAACCTTCCAAGTGCTAACGAATCAGCTGCACTAGCCCAAGGCGATCCATCACCTCTAGCAGATATTGCACTAGGTTCTGGCAGAGCAGGTGCTTACAAAGGTGACTTCTCTAAAGTTGTTGGTTTGTTGATGAACAAAGACGCGGTTGCAACCGTGAAGCTAATGGACTTAGGTCTAGAGAGCGAGTACCAAATTGACCGTCAAGGAACATTGATGGTTGCTAAGTACGCTATGGGCCACAATGTGCTGCGCCCTGCAGGTGCTATCTCTATTACTTGTTGCTAAGTAGTAGAAACAGCTGAATAAAACTAGAGGTTGCCCTAATCGGGTAGCCTCTTTTTTTCTTTTTAGAGGTAAGAATGAATTTATCACCAACAACAGAGTTAGAGGCAGTCAACGAAATCCTTACTTCTATAGGCGAATCACCTGTAAACAAATTAGGAAGTGGGTTAGCTGATGCAGAAGCAGCAGAAGCACAGTTGAAAGCAGTTTCAAGAAAGTTTCAATCGAATGGATGGAGTTTCAATACTGAGGTAGGCATGGTTCTATCTCCCGATATAAAAGGTATCGTAGAACTCCCAAATAATACTCTGGCCTTAGATGAGGTCATTGGTGAAGGTAATGACTTAGTCATGCGTGGCAATAAGCTGTACGACAGAGTTAGCCATACCTTCGCAATAGGCAGAGGGGTGAGATGTAACATTACAATTATGCTCGCATTTGAAGACTTACCCGAACCTGCAAGAGCATACATTATTTTAAAAGCAGCAAGAAGCTACCAAGACAGAATGGTAGGTGCTGCCGATCTTCATGGGTATCAAAGAGAAGATGAAGAAAAGGCATGGTTTGCCTTCGTGGAAACCGAAATCGAACAATCGGATTTCAATCTCTTCAATAACCCTGAGATACGAACCAGAACAATAAGGAGAGTCTGATGGCATTAATCTCAGCCTCAATTCCGAATCTAATTAATGGAATATCGCAGCAGCCTCATGAGGTGAGACAAGCTTCTCAATCCGAAGAGCAGATTAATGCGTATTCCTCAGTAGTAGAAGGGTTAATAAAACGTAAACCTTTTGAGGTGATGTCTAGTTTTGAATTGCTTCATGTTACAGATACCAAGGTGCATATCTACGAAAGAGATGCCAATGAGAAGTATGTTGTCGTAGCTATAAATGGGCATCTTAGGGTATTTGATTTTGAAGGTAAGGAACAGACGGTTACCTTCCCTGATGGTAAGCAGTATTTAGAAACAGCAACTCCAAGAGAGGATTTTAGACTCCTGACAGTTGCAGACCATACCTTTGTTTTGAACACGCAAAGAAAGGCTAGGGTCTTTAAACAGGGCAGTCCTTTAACTCTTACAGCAGTTGAAGAAGATGTAGTTGATGTAGCTATTGCACCGCTTCCTGCTCCTACTAAAACCATATATAACACGGCAGCAGGTGATTACCATACCGAGGTAATCTCACCCTACTACTCTGTTAGGGTCAACGATACGATTGTGAAGTTAAATGTACCTCACAGTATCCGCACCGATAAAGGACATCCTAATGCGTCTTACCTCATTGATACTGAAGATGCACCACAGATAAAAGCGGAAGACTTCGCTGTGTTACTAGCAAGTGAGATTGAAAGGGTTACTGACAATAAAGCAACCGCAGTAGGCAGTAAGGTAATCATTAGAATGGTAGGTAAGATAGGTCTGAATCTTACAGATGTCTCAGTAAAGCCTTTATTCGGCTATAACATGATCTTCCCAAATGGAGACAAGGTAGATAGATATCGTACTGAGCCGTTTAATGCTGTAACGCACACTACACGGAAACTAATAACTGATTATACGAGTGCTGCAGGGGATACAATTCCTGCGGTAACACCGGCTAAGAAGGAAGGTATTGTTTTTATCCGGATTGGAAACTATGGGTCAACGTATAAAGTATTTATTGATGATGTAGAGAAGGCATCTTATACAACTTCGGAGACTGAGGTAGCGACATTAGCAACCTCACATATTGCTTCGCAGTTAACTTCGCAGTTAAAAACGAATCTAGGTGCAGCGTATACCACCACAAACCAAGGTAGCTTAATCAAGGTAACAGCAACTACTACAACTGCTGATTTTAAATTAAGAGGCGAGGATACTGTTGGTGATACATCCGTAGTGGCCTTCCAAGATAAGATTGAAGATTTCCAAGACTTACCACCTACTTGTTTCGCAGATTACAGAGTCCTTGTTTCGGGTACGAATGGCAGCGGTAAAGATGATTACTTCGTTAAATATGATGATGCAACAGGTACATGGGAAGAAACGCAGCAGCAGGGGTTAACTAACTTACTCGCGCCAGAGACTCTTCCACATAAGTTGGTCAGGGAAGCAGATGGTACATTCACTTTCAAACAGATTGAGTGGGGTAGCAGAAAAGTTGGTGATTTGAAAACGGCTCCTGATCCTTCCTTTGTGAATAAAAAGATAAGCGATATATTCTTCTTTAAGAATAGATTGGGTTTCTTATCTGAAGAGAATGTCATTCTAAGTGAGGTAGGTCAGTACTATAACTACTATCCCACAACAGTAAGGTCTACTTTAGATTCTAGAGTACTAGACATTGCTGTGACTGATGACAAGATCGCTTTCTTAAAACACGCAGTTGTCTTTGATGAGGCCCTCATGGTCTTCTCTAAGTACTCTCAGTTCGCTATTACAAGTGATGCTACTTTTACTGCAGCTAATGTTGTAGCTAATGTTGCAACACGCTTTGAATCTTCAACCAGAGCAAAACCAGTTGGCGCAGGGAAGAACATCTTCTTTCCAGTATACAGAGGTGGGTGGAGTGGTATCAGAGAGTACTATGTTGATACTGACTACAACTCAAAAGATGCTGCTGATATCACAGCACATTGCCCAAGTTACTTGAAAGGTGAAGTGGTAGAAATGGCTTCTTCTTCAAATGAAGATATGGTTGTCTGTACTACAGAAGGATCGCCTAATTCCTTGTACATCTACTCCTACTTCTGGAAGGGGAATGAGAAGGTTCAAAGTTCGTGGTCTAGGTGGGATACGGATGGGGCAATTCAAGGCGTATCTTTTGTGAATAGCCACATTGTTGCAGTAGTTCTAAGAGGCTCAACGTACTCATTAGAGAAGCTATCAATAGCCGGTGATGATGTTGCTGTCCTTGATGGTTTTTCCTCTCCTATATATCTAGATAGAAGACAGTTTATTCGTGTAGGCACAAATCAGCTGCCTTATACGCATGACAATCTACAAGGCATTGCTAGGAATGGGATGATCTATACAGGCGCGAATATCTTAAAGCAAGCAGCACAACAAGACTTGTATATAGGCATTCCGTATCCCATGAAATACGTTTTCTCTCAGCAAAAAGTAAAGCAGACGAATACCAATTCACCTAGAAAAGATGGCAGGCTGCAGCTACGTTCCTTTGCTATGTCTTTTAGTGACACAGGAGCCTTTGAAGCTTCAGTTACACCGGAGGGCAGAGATACTTCTACCTATAAATATACAGGTAGAACACTAGGCACAGCGAGTAACAAGGTAGGTACTGTTTCTTTATCGTCAGGCATCTTTAGATTTCCAATTCTTTCTAACGCTGAAACGGTCAACATTCAAATAGAAAATAACACACACCTTCCTTCAGCTTTCCAAAGTGTGGAGTGGGAGGGTCTTTATAACAGCAGGGCAACAAGGATTTAAAATGACAACAACCAAGGATGCTTACTTTAGGAAAGCAAGGTTTAAGGACTGCCATATCTTAGCTAAGAAAATGCGGAAGGCAGATGTAATAGAAATTGATTTGCTTGCAGGCTTTACTCCGAAACAGGCGTTACTTCAGAGTTTTCAAGCCTCACCGTTAGACCGGCATACCATTATTCTCAATGGAGAAGTAATAGGGATGTTTGGAGTAGCAAGCGGTAATGGGCAAGTAGCTACTCCTTGGTTGTTAGCCTCAGACAAGATCACTACGATTCCGTTGTCCTTCTTACGACAATCTAAAAAGTATGTAGACCAACTGAAGTATCCGCTATTGCTTAATTACGTCCATGCAGAAAACACCCTTTCCATAGCATGGTTAAAACATCTTGGCTTCTCTTTTTTAAGGCAGGTTACAGGACAGAAAGGAAGGGGTTTATTTTACGAATTTGTGAGGATTAAATAATATGTGTCCAGTTACATTAACAGGGTTAGCTATAGCAGCAGGAACGATTTCTGCTGCAGCTGCACCTGCTGCCCTCGCTACTGCTGCAACAATCTCTTCGGTTATGACTGTCGTAGGGGTGGGCACGGCTTTAGTAGGGGGTATCTATTCAGCAGTATCATCAGCTGATACCCAAAAGAAACAGATACAAGAAAAGTATCGACAGCAAGAGGAAAAGAATAAGTTAGCTGCAGATGCCCTGCGGAAAGATTACGAGCAAAGTAATATCCAGAAGCTTGAAGAGCAGAAGAAAGCAGGGCAGAAGCAGGAAGATATAAAGCTAGAAACAGCTGCACACTTAGCGACTGCGAGGACATCTGCAGGAGAGGCCGGTATTACTGGTCTGTCCATTGATAATCTTCTAGATGGTATTTCAAGAGAAGGTCTATACGACAGCACAACTGTCAGTACTAATCTTGCAATGAATGTTGCTCAAATTGACAGGAATGATCACAACAATCGATTGAAAGCTAAAGGTAGACAAGATACGAGCAAATACTTTATGGAAGACAGCACAGGGTCAATCCTTAGTGCAGTAGGTGGCGCGGTATCCTCAGTAGGTGGCATGGGCGCATCATCGTCCGTAGGTAGCTTTGGGGCGCAGAACTACTCACCTGTTTCACAAGCAGCTACTCCTTTCGATAACTTTATGGCAACGGTGAATTAGATGGCAAGGAAAAGAGCAACTACACCAAGACTTGCTTCTTCAAAAAGAGTTCCAGTAGCTAGACAAGTACACGCTAAAGTCAACGATACCTTCTACCAGAATGTAACTCAGAACCAGTATGTAAAACAAGCAGGTACTCAAGAGTTAGTAGGAGCGATTACTGGCTTTGGAAACTCCTTGGCTAAGATGGAGGATGACTCTGTAAAGCAGATTGATTCACAGCAATTAGCTTACGCAAACCTTATTAAGAGTAAGGCTGAGACTGATGTCAAAGTACTGATGACAGAAAATCCTGGCATGACGCAAGCAGAACTTTTAAAACAAGATGCATACAAAAATGCAATAGGTTCACTTTCTAATATACAAGGCAAGCTGCAGGGTGCTTTTACGAATGATTTTCAAGCAGGTGTCTATGATGCCTTCAGCAGGCGAGATGCTGCTATAAATCACACTAATATGCTTAACCTAGCTTCCGATACCTTTGCATCTTCTGTTGTTAAATGGGGAGAGAATGGTATCGCTGCAGCTACGCAGAATGAGCGGATGACTGCCTCTCGTAAACTCTTTAAAGGTTGGGGTGCTTCAGATGAAGAAGTGACCGCTATCTTTCTTGGAGAGAATGAGGCGCAGGTTACTGCAGGCGGTCACAGTACGATTATAGCTGACAATGTCCTTGAATCTGGGTTCGTATCTTCACAAGGCAGGAGGCAGATAGCAAAGTTGAAAGTCGATGCTGCAAAGAAGAGTTTGTTAGAGAAGAATATAGATAAATACGCACTCTACAATGAGGCTACCGATCTTTTAAAAGGGAGATCAATAACCAGAGAGTGGACAGCTTCTCAAGTTAAATCAGGTCGTATGACTGCTGCAGAAGCCTTGACTTGGCAGAATAAGCAGGAAACAGCAATTGAAGCTGACTTAGTAGACCTCGCTGTACAAGAGCAGAAAAGTAATGATTTAGCTATTATTCGTGGAGCAGGTGGAAGTACTCAGGATTTAAGTACGAAAGGTAGGAAGAATGCGTATGAGTACTTAAAGGAATATATCTATTCTGATGTAAATCATCCGCTTAATAAAGACCGTGACGAGAAGACTCCTATTCCTCAGAAAGATTTAGATGCTGTTATCTTTAAGCAGTTAGCTGATGCAGGTATTCAACATAGCGGTACTAAGACTGCTATGGAAGATGGGTCTAGAACTTTACTAAGTCTTGAAGATGGTGCCAAGGCAAACCCTGCTTTCAAGGTTGCGTATGACCGCTTTCTGATCGCTCAGAATACTGGCTATCTACATACCTTAGATTTAGGCGTTGAACAACTTGCAACATTTGAAGCAGTAGATTCTTTCCTCAAGGTAGGTGGCGCGAAGAGTTTTGACGCTGCTGTTGTACAAGCTAATCATGCGCTAACAAATCCAAATGGGGCAGCAAATCTAAAGCATAAGTTCACTATTAAGCAGGGCGATTTGCTGAGAGAGATTAAGGCAACAGATATGCTAGAAGCATCATGGGGAGTAACTCAGAGTGTCTTTGGTGTGGCAAGCACTAAAGAAGCTTCCTTCTCCAATATGCTTTCAGAACTCAATCACTACCAAGACCTTCTTATCCGTGCAGGCGCGAATCCAGATGATGCACAGAAACAAGCCTTAGAAAGGGCTAAGAATTACGAGAACATTGGTGGTGTTATGTATCACAACAGAGGGATGGCATTAGCACAGCATCGTGGTCATATCTTGGCACGAAGCAATATCGTGGTAGAGGAGTATTTAAAAAAGAACCCTTCTTTCTCCCATGTAGCCGAGGACTTTGTTATGAAACCTTCTGCTAATCAGACCTTCACGCTTATTGATAAGGACACACGCTTACCGGCAACGGATCGTAACAATAGGATTGTGCGTCTATCTCTCCATGACTTTCTAGAAAGTGGAGGATCAACTGACAAGATTGTTATGGAAAGAACGAGAAATGAAATTAAAGAGAATCAAAAACAATAAGGGGCAGTAATGGAAGAAGAAAGCAGTTGGCTAGATGACGTTAACAGCAGCCCAGATATCAATTTTGGTAAGAAATATTTAACAGACGAAGATTTAGGAAAGGCTCAACGACACGCTGAACTGCTAGAAGAAAAGGTTGAAGAAAACACCTCATGGGCTACTGATGTTCTTCCTATAGCCTTTAGGCAGGAATCCGCTGCTTCTTGGTTATTAGTAGAGCAAGGAAACGGCAGCTTTATCCCTGACCCTAATTACTCACCGTCTGATGAGGATATTCTAACGTGGAGAGAAGGTGTAGAAGATCGCTTCCACGATAGTCTGGGTGAAGCTACAAGTGCTAGACACGCACAGGCTATTAAAGAGAGAGTAGTACAGACTCAGGACAGAGATAAGATTATCAATTCTCATGGAGTAGGATGGGGTGTAGGGGCGCGAGTCCTATCCGGTATTCTTGATCCTGCTGCTTGGGCTGCAACAGCAGTAACTGACGGCATCGCTGCTCCACTTATCTTTGCAAGTAAGGTAGGCAGAGTTGCTAATGCGGTGCGAGGTGGTCTTGCAGGTGTGGCAGGTAATGTTGCACTTGATGCTTACCTTGTCCATGAAAGACCGGATATGGAAGTAAGTGACCTTATCTACTCCATAGCAGGGGGAGCAATTTTAGGTACTGGTGGTGGT